CGGCCCGGTTCGTGAAATCCGGCACATTAGTACCGGTTGTTGCCATTTTGTGCAGCAGACCGCGAACGACGCATTGGTTCACGATTGCTATCACTGTCCACGTGATTAACATTGGCTTCTTCAGGTGCATCGGCTCGTCCTGGAGGCGTCGCCCTACCCAGTCCGTAACGCCTGAATTTAATGTTTGTGATATTGTAAAATCTGCCTGCAAAGCTGCCATCCTCATAAGTTTGGGATCTACCAAAGCCTCATTCAAGAGGTTGATATAAATTGGCACTTCTTTAGTGGTATTGTACATATCTTGGAGTAACACAAGATCTCCCTTTTTGTCTTGAAGCTTTGAGCCATTCCTGTCAAATTTCAGGAACCAATTCCGAATCTCCTTTGTCGAAGCTCCTTTGAAATGGAAGGCTTCGCCGATGGTGGTTTCAGAAACCTGATTGACATGAAATTGCTCACCTACACTGCAACAGCAGCAGTGTGTAGCAAGATTAATCCGGCAAGTGTTCAACCATTTTATAAAACCCCGCTTTTCAACGATTCCGGAGTTTAAATAAATGGAAAATCTCTGTTCGGCAAAAATAGAGAGAGGATCTGTTTCCTCCTCCCGTATCATAACCTCCCGGCCCGGAGGTGATAAGGTAACGACAACTGGCGAAGACTCTTCATTTTCCGCCGGAGCGGAATCTCTGCTATAAGCAGGTGCGGCCGAAGCCGAAAGTCCAGTCGAAGCACGCGTAAGTGACGCGTATCTTAATCGTGTGATCGGGGGTTTCTCGTTGGCAACATCTGGTAATATGCTGCGTGAGATGCACATGAGTGCGGTTTCATCAGATTCTTTCTGTTCCGGGAGAGAGATCTGGTCGTATGCTTGTCGGACATTTGTTGCGCCGTCCGAATGGCTAGAGCCGAAGGTGATGTTTTCATTCTTGTCTTCTTTGAGATAGTCAGGAATTCGAACTTTTGCTGTAGGATTCACCTCGTTTTTGTGCTCGTCACGATTCCCTCGTTGGGAAGCTTTTATGCATTTTCGCGAAGCTTGGTGTTGCTCGGCGAGAATTCGGAGGCTGCCACGCTCAGCGGGACTGCTGGGTGGTGTGGATGGCTCTTCTTCTGTCATAAATGCATCGTAGTTCTGTCTCCATTCGTCACTATCACTTGAGGAGCTAACCGCCGAAAGTTCGGCGTCCAAGATGCTCCTATCGATCAGATCTGCGTAGTGAATGTTTGGAAGACAGCCGCAATGGCCGTGTGGGTCTCTATTTTGACAGTCA